GAGCTGGTGAAACTCTGTGTGGATCCGCCCCTTGTGCTCGTGCCGTAGGATCGAGTCGATGAACGTGCTGTCGGCCTTGTCAAACTCTCGCAGCTTGACGATCATTTGGCAGACCTCGTGCGGGTGGGCGTTCAGGTACTGCTTCGTGAACGACGGTGCGCCAGCCTCTGTCTGTGGGTACTGCAGGTTCAGCGCCTCAAAGACCTTCTGCATCGACGCCGACGCCCAAGGTTCGATGTCCACCCCTGTCTTGCGTTTGATCTCGGACTTCAGATCTTGGACCTTGGTCCTCAGACCTTTGCGGACCATGTCCGTCTTGTCCAGATCGACGCGCACGCCGCGCGCACGCATGTCCACCATCAGCGGGATCAGCGATGTTTCGAGCTGGAAGATGTGCGACAGGTCTTGGCTGCTGATCTCTGTCTTGAGTCGGTCCCACAGCTTCATGGTCATGAACGCGTCCTGCTCGGCGTAGGCCCCGACGTAGGATGGCGGCAGTCGCCACATGTCAGCCTTGGGGTCGATGCCCCAGTCCTTGGCTGCAGCGCGCAGCATCTTCTCGTCCTTGCGCATGTCGATGTAGTCGCGGCCCAGATTGTTCAGGCTGTACGAGAAGCGGTTCTCGTCCACGATGGCGCCGGTGATCATCGTGTCAATAATTCGACCTTGAACGTTAACCCCCTCTGCGCGCAGCCAGCCCAAATCGTAGGTGGCGTTGTGCATGATCTTGTCGATGTGCGGCGTAGCCATCTGCTTGGAGAACCACTTGAGGGTCATCCTCGGATCGAGGTTGTGGCCGTTCTCGTGGCGGATCGGGAAGTACCAAGCCTGATCGCCCGCGGCGACGGCAATGCCCACGACGAACCCGTCGTTGCGCGCCCAGCCGGGCCCCAGTGTCGTGAGGTGCGGGTCGCAAGTCTCTAGGTCAACCGCAATCTGCGGGTACTTCGTCAGGTCTGGGTACTCGGAAGGGATGTTCCAGTCCGGCACGAGCTTCTCGCCGAGGTCCATCCTCTCTAGAAAAGAGATGGTGCTCTTGTCGCTGCGCTCTCTTGCCATTATTCTTCGTCCTTTTTGAAGCTGCCACCGAGGGCGCTGTACCCACATTTGTCGATCCAGCTGTCTTTGTGGTCGAGGGTTTCCAGCAAGCGCGCTGTCTTTACCCAGTCCATCATCAACGCTACGTGCTGCGCAGTGAAGTACCCGTGCGTATCAAGCGCACCTTGCAGGATGATGTTCCAGCCCGCGGCGATTCGATCGAAATTGTCTTTCGCGTCTCCGTAGTCAGCGGCCCTCTGACCTGCGATGAGCTGCTTTGCGTTGTCAAGAATTTCTTCTTTGGTCATGGAAAGTACCTGCGCTTTCTGTGCTTGGTTATCGGACATGGATTGTTACTCCTGCTTCTTCAAACATTTTAGCCGAGAGGTCCATGTCATACGCCCATCGACTGAAGAACGTGACATCCGGTGTCGGCCAGCAGACGTGCGCCACGCCGCGCTGGATGATCTGCGCCGCGCACTGTGTGCAGCAAGGGTGCGTGCAAAACAACGTCGCCCCTTCGACCGGTGCTGTGGCAAAGCTCAAGGCATTGACTTCGGCATGCAGGATCATCTTGTACTTGATATCCCTGTTGGTAAGCCGCTCCTGCGTGTCGCTCACGCCGCGAGGAAGGCCGTTGTAGCCGGCAGAAACGATGCGTTTTTTGCCATCAAAGATCACTGCACCCACCTTGGTGCTAGGATCCTTGCTTAAAAGTGCGACGTGACGAGCCATGCCTACGGCCCAGTCCCACATGCGGGGGTCGTTAAAAGCGAAAGTCATAGCGGGTACCTGTACTTTTTGTTGGTTTCTACGATGTGGAGATTTTGGCGAGCGCGGGTCACACCGACGTAGAATGCTCGGTGCTCATCGTCTGGATACATGCTCTCCTCGCAGGCCTTGGTCGTGGCCAACGATACCACGCAATTGTCGTCCTCCCCACCCTTCATCGCGTGGAAGGTGGACAGCTTGATGCGCGGCGGCTTGGTGATGTCTTCTCCAGAGGCCTCGATGTGGCGCAGGTACAGACTCATGTCCCGTCCCAGATTGAGTAGCTCGAAGGCGTCAGGCGCCGACAGCAGATCTCCCTGCGGCAGGAGACCAAACTCCCGCTCGAGTTCGACCATAGACAGCGTGGCGTCAGGGGCCGCGGCCTCAAGAAGCTTTGCCGATCCTCGCCGCACCACCGCCCTGTCGCCCTGCTTGGGGACGACATCGTACAGCTCTTTGATGCGGGACAGGTCCACACACTCACCGTTGCATAGGTCGCGCCATGTCTGCACAGCACGGGCCTGCGCCGGAGTGATCACGGCCGACCCCTTAATGGAGTAGTAGTACCCCATCTGAAAGACCTGCTTGGCCATCTCAGTCACCAGATAGTTGGTCCTCCCCATGATAGTCCAAGATCCACGGGCCAGTGGGACAGAATCTAGGTCATAGTGCCATCTGACACTTCCTTCCTCGTCCGTCGGGCGGTAGGTTTTTGGTACTCGGTCCTTGATCCTTTTGACGATCTTCTGGGCTAGGTCGAAGACCTGCTTGGGCAGACGGTAGGACTGCTCCAGAACAATCCGGTTGGGGGACATGTTGATGAACAGCTGCACGTTCACCCCTGTCCAGCGGTGAATGGCCTGATCGTCGTCCCCTGCAATCCACACCTCTTGCGCAGAGCGCGCCATCTTCTGGACCATGGCCCACTGCAAAGGGGTAAGGTCCTGTGCCTCGTCCACGATGAGGATGCGGCAGGGCTCGGGTTCAACAATCTGTACATAAAGCTCGATCATGTCCACATAATCAATCTTGCCCAGCTTTGCCTTGTACTCGATGATCTGGTCGCGGATCTGACGGGCCTTGAAGAGCGACAGGAAGTCGGTGTCGTGGTCCTTCCACTCTTCCTCCAGCGGGATCATCCGATATCGCGCCCGGTCGATGATCTGGATGTACTTGCTTCCACGCTTCAGATCCGTGGGGATCAGCACCCCATCCTCTGGCCGGACGTTCATGTTGAACTCCTCGCCGAGCATCCGGCCCAGCTCTTTGTAGTCAGCGCCAGCCAACACATCCCCGTAGGACATGCTCAGGCCGACGAACCCAGTGGAGTGCAGTGTGCGGAACCGCGCCAGCTGCTTCACATCCAGATTAAAGCGGGTCATGGCACGGTCGCGCGCCTCTTCAATAGACTTCTTGGAGAACGAAACAAAGACGATGTCGGCAGGCGACACACCCGCTGCAATGTTCTCCTCGATGATCTGCATCAATCGCTCGGTCTTGCCGCAGCCGGGCGGCCCGAAGATCTGTGTGCTGTTCTCAATCACTTGCTTTCCTCCAGCCACGCGTTGATCGTTGCTGCGTCCCAGCGCAGCGGACCAGAGACCCCACCCAACCGGTACGGTGCGGGCATAGACCCCTGCTTGATCCACTTGTAAACAGCGGCGGTGGTCACACCCAGAAAGGTCGCCAGATCCTTGACGGACAAAAGTTTCTCAGAAGGGAATGTCATTGTTGATCTCCTCTATAGGCAGGTCGATGTTTTCTTCTTCAAACTCCGGTACCCACCACACGCGACAGGCCACCCATCTACCATCGGCAGTCTTGTAGTGCTGTCTTCCGGAGAAGTCGGCCCCTGTATTCAATCGCTTGATCTCCTCCTGTATCTTCGCACGGCTGTCAGCCCATGGATGCGCTCGGTTCTTTAGGTAGCCCACAAGCCCATCGATCTTGAACTTGACGCGCCCCTCGTCGTGCCACGGCTTGCCCGTCTCAAGCTCCGCAGCGTCGTACGCTTGCGCGCTGCCATTGCAGTAACCCTTGAGAAGGTCTTCGAACTGCCCTGCCATCGTGAGCTCCCTCGGCACCTCCTGATAGGTGGCCTGAGTCAGCATGCGGTTCACGACAGACGTCCAGTCCTGAGCCTTCATCGTCGACGGCATGAAGTTTATCTGGGCAAGGCACGCCTTCTGCCAGAGCGACTGGTTGTGGAGCTGGTCGACAGTGAGCTCGACCCTCTTACCATTCACGTCCATGAAGTAGAGCCGGGGCTCGGATAGCACAACGGTCAGTCCGCCCACCTGCGCCTTGCTCTCGCTGTCGCCACCCACCCCGTACTTCTTCGTGCGGCAGAGGTCCTTGTCACAGACTGATGCAAAGGGCTCCATGCTGCACATGTAGAAGTAGTCCTTCTTTCCCAGCTGCTTGATGACCGTCATCACCTCTTTGGATTCCAGAGGTGGCTCCATGAATTTGCGGTTGTAATCTTCCACCGTTTTCTCCCATGTGTCAGGATATTTTTGTTTGGCATACACGCCCATCTGCAGAAGCGTGTTGTTCCGCATCTCGGACACGCAGCCTGTCGCGACCAGTATTCTTAGGCAGGGTGGGCCATCGGTGAAATGTTCTTTCGACCCCGACAAATCCAAGGCATCCAAGTCTGCGATGTCCACACGAGACACCCCGATCAGGTCCAGAAACTCATCAAGGTCCAGAGCCTCGGCTCTTTTGCCGAACGCGTACCGCGTGGTTTGCTCTGCCGAAAAGTATGGCATATTGATAAAGTTTCCGAGGTCGCCCCTGTCCACCAGAAGTGCGTCCTGCTTCGGGAAAACTTCACAGCCAGAGAAACCCAGCGCAATCGACATCTCGATCAGGTACTCTCGCGCCAGAGACGCAGGCTGCCAGTCTCGGAAGAACAGGTACAGGTGCGCGCCGCCGGACTTCGTGCGGCAGTGGATCAGCGGCAGCTTGAGAGTCTGTATCTTCTTCTGCAGGGATGCGTGGTCCAAGTCATATACGTCCACATCCAACGCTCCGAAGCGGCACATGTTCTCTTGTGTGATCGGGATCGCGCCCACACCCTGCTGTCCATCGATGTGCTTCTGCACCATCTCCACGGTCATCTGACCGCGGCGTATAAAACTCTTTGCCTCTGCCTTACCCTTCCGGCCTATACGGCCGACCGTCGTTTCACCATAAGCTGCCGTCGAACCCTCGAAAGCAGCCAGCAGTCTTTCTGCTGACGACATTGTTGTCTCCTTGAGTTGTAGCTAAAATACCTAAAACGGTAAGTCGGGGCTGATCCAGTGGACCAGCCCCGAGATTATACTCAAAAAGGTATGTCGTCCCCGCCTGATCCGCCCGAAGACTGCTCGTCCATTTCTGACGCTGCTTTGACCTCACCCTTGGCAATCGAGTCGCGGAAGGTCTTTGCTTCGAGCATCAGGTTGCGGTCTGTCAGGAGCCCGACCTTCTCGACACCCCACGTGGACCACGAACCCTTGTCGTTA